CCTATCTTAAAGGTTAATTTACCATCAATACGTGTAATAATAACAACTAGTCTCATATTATTTATTCTCCTATTTAATTAGCCTGTCTCATCAGTACAGGGTGGCTAGTTCCTGTAGACCCCCATAAAGGGGTTTCGACTATTTAATAAAATCAACTAGATTCATAGGCTCTTGACCCTTCTTAGGCATCATCATCATATGTCCAACCTCTTTCTCTAACTGTACTAGTTCGTTAAATCTGGAAGGAAAGATTTTAGCTACCTGTCTCAAGTCTTCCTTAGAGCTCATAATACATACTGCACAGCTCAATCTGGATATGCCTTGCTCATATACCCAATGTGGCTTTTGACCAGCACCAGATATCTCATCCCAGACATCTTGGATTGTGTAGTCAAATATTGGATACCAATCATAAGCTAATCTGGACTTGGTAGTTAACCCTTTGTTAACTCTGTAAGATTCCATTCTAGCTCTACTAGAGCTTTCCTCTGCTCTAATACCCATACAGTTAACAATCTCTGTATACTCATTTTCTTTCATATATCTGCGAATAGCTTTCTGGATAGGAGCACGTTTTAAATCACTAGTGCACTGCCTATATTGTGGAGATGGAAACATACCTCTATGTCTCACCATATCAAAGAAGGTCTTACCAGCTTGAACTGTGATAAATGGTAAGTTCCCAGACATCTTTTTAGCGTGGCTTTCAGTATCATCCCACTCCATACCTTCCAGATTGGCGTGGATCACTAGCAATTGACTGTCTGGTACAATCTTTCTAACCTTGATTAGCATAGCTTGAGAGTCTTTACCACCACTGTTATTAATTACGAAAAGTGCTTTGTTGTCTATTAGTTGTTGTATTGTCTTCATATTGTGCATCTCCATTTAAATTGTTAAGTAATAATATGCTATAATATTACGGTAAGCGTAATATACAATGCAAGAAAAGTTTACAAATAGGTTAGAATAAGTATACATAGCAGAGGAGAAATAAATTGTATACTCGGTGTAAACCGTGGAAACAAATGACTATTCTTAAGTATTAAAATTAGTGTATGAATGAAGCTCTATATATATTAATAGGATCAGCAGTAGGTGGTACACTCTGCACGATTGGATTCAGCTTAGGAGCTTACTATATAAAAAGTACCTACGTGGAATTAACTCAACCACACACTACTAATAACACAGTAGAGAGTAATAAACCACAAGTAGAAGAAGACTCATACAATTGGGACACATACGATCAAGCTACACAACCCCAAGACTATGAAGAAGTTAATTAGAAGACTAGTACACACAAAGACAAAGTTTCAATGTGATAGATGTGGAAAGATGATAATAGGAAACCAATATGAATTCAGACATCAACAATATACTCCAGACAGAATCCCAGACACTCAACGATTATGCCGGAACTGTATCTACACTGAGTCATTTGGTAGCAAAGGTTTAAACCTTCGTAAGAAGGCTAATCAGATAGAAGAAGAGACAATACTATTTAAGGACATAATTTGAAAGAAACGCTAGACAAAGTAGGATTAAAAAGAGCTAAAACAGGTGAAGTGAATACAGAGGAGACTACTCCAGAAAAACAGGATGAGACCCTTAATACACGCAACGCAGATGGAACTTTCAAAAAAGGTCATACTGGAAACCCAAATGGGAGACCAAAAGCTGGCAGTACAGTAGTAGATCAGTTTAGGGATAATCCAAAGGTACATAGCGTCATAGAGAAGCTTTTTAAGGTAGCAGATACTCTAGGTTCAGATAACCCAGATAAGGACGCATTGAGTGCATCTAAGCTTATTATAGAGCGTATCATACCAAGTCTTAAAAGCAGTGACCTTCAGATAGAAACAACTGAGAAGGGTTACGTGGTATTACCAGAACCAGAGGAAGATGATGAGTAGCTCCTGCTTGATAGGCAGGGACTTCTCCTCGACAAACGTAGAATAGGTGACAAAATAGGTGACAAATTAGTGGTGCATATATCAAATAAGAAACAGGTACATATAGATCGTCATATGATTATGATTCCAGAACGCACACAGGCGTACGTATCCGTAGTAGGTATATACCAACCAATAGTAGGATTATGGAATCCCTAACCTTTGCTCGATACCTAAACTTGCTCTGTGCCGTGATAGCTCTTTGGTACTACACAGCATCAGCTAATTATATAGTTTTGTGTATTGGCTCACTTAATTTGGCAGTATTTATGTTTGGTGCTGAGATTATAAAATTTTTTAAAAAGGATATTTAGATATGGCAGGGATGAAAGGTAGAGAAGTAACAGCTATTGCCAAGAAAAAGCTGAAAGAACAGGACAAAAGAAAAAAATTAAAAGGCATCGTAGAGAAGTTAGCCTTTGGTCATAAAAACCCTCAGCCCGGTTCTTTTGGTGAAAGAATTGACACTGCTTATCAAAACCGTCAAACCTTTAAAGGTTTACTTGATTCTGGGGTTAGCGTAAAAGATGCACGTGCTGATTTTAAGCGTAGGGTATCAAATCAGAGAAGGATTAGGGATGAATATAAAAGGCTGAAAAGAATTAAGAAGAAAAAATCTAAATGAAGGTTTTACTAAACCACTATAGGAATATTGTATGAAGGTTTTATGGAAACCACATAAAGGTCAACAAACAAAGGCTCTATCACAGCCTGATTCGGTGTTTGAAATAGCATTTGGTGGTTCTAGAGGAGGAGGAAAAACTTCTGCTGGTATAGCGTGGTTATTAAAAGGTACTGAAGACCCCGGATTTACGGGGCTTGTTATACGTAGAAACCACTCTGACCTGAGACAATGGATAGATGAAGCTAGGCAGATTTACGTGCACGCAAAACTTACTGGTAAGCCCGGTGTATTTGAGTTCCCATCTGGTGCAAAAATTTATACTGGTCATTTGAAAGATTCTGATGCGTACACTCAGTTCCAAGGTTGGAATATTACCAGATTACTTATTGAGGAATTAGGTCAAATACCTCAAGAAGAATATTATTTAAAATTATTATCATCTGTGCGTTCAACCTGTGGTATAGCTCCACAAGTATTCTGTACTATGAACCCCGGAAACGTAGGACATCAGTGGATAAAGCGTAGATGGCAGATAGGTTTAAAGGAAGCAAATAAGTCCTTTAAAGACCCTGTTTCAAACCGTAAACGTATATATATACCAGCTACAATAGATGATAATCCATCTTTACAAGAATTAGACCCCGATTATGTTAATTATTTAGATTCACTTCCAGAGCCGTTACGTTCAATGTGGCGTATGGGTGATTGGGATGTATTTGCTGGTGCTTACTTTGCTGAGTGGAATCCAGCTTACCATATAAAGGAGGAAAAAGATGCGAGAAAATTGGGCTTCGGGAATGAGGTTAACCATAGATATATTGGTTTTGATTGGGGTTACTCTGCTCCTCACTGTGCTATCTGGATTGAAGTCACTCCTGACAACAGGGTATTCGTTTTTGATGAGCTATATGGAAAAGAGAAACATCCGATGGAAGTCGGTGAGCTCATATATAAAAAAAATTGTCAACACGGTAAGAACATTGAAATGACACTAGGTGATCCATCGTGTTGGATAAGAAACCCTATTTCGTGGCGTAAAGAAGAAACACAAATGTACAGTGATGCTTCAATTGCACACGCACTACAAGGTGATCAAAATCAGCCTTTAGTTCCCAATCTTGTACCAGCAAATAACGATAGAATTTCTGGATGGCGTAATATGGCTCAACTTATGAAGGTTACAGATAAGCCTTCTAATTTTATTATTATTAAAAACTGTGCTCCAAATTTACAGCGAACAATTCCAGAGATGATTATAGATGAGAAGCGACCAGAAGATTTAGATACAACCCTAGAGGATCACGCTTGTGATGCACTGAGATATGCACTAAGCCATACTCAAGCTCCAATGGCTGATGTTAAAAAGAAAACTAGAGGTCAGATAGAATATGAAAAATTATTAAACCCAACAGATCAAGAGAGTTGGACTTATACGTGGAAGGACTAAGATATGCCTGAATTAGATGGAAAAAAATATAAATATGATGATGACGGTAAGGCTAAATATGCCAAAGACCTAATTAAAAAATTGAAAAAGAAAAAGAAGTATGTCAAATTTGAAGATGGTGATAATAATACGGATGCAATAGCTAGTGGATAAATATCCTAAAAATATTGATATAGACGCATACAACAGTGAAACACTGGAGAAGGTGAATAAGCTAGAAAAGATGTTTCAGTCTGCAAAAGATGCACGTAAGGCACAGGTTATGCGTTGGCGTAGAAATGAAGAATTATACAATGGTCAAATGCTTAAACCATTTAATCTTCCAAAATATAAAACACGTATTGAGCCTAACGTAATACATAGTGTAGTAGAAACTATGTTTGCTATCCTTACTGATCGTCCAAGTAAAGTAGATATTATGCCAAAACGTGAAGAACAGATTGCTTCAGCTATGAAAGCTCAAGAAGCAGTTGAATGGGTGATGGCTAATAAAAAAGCAGAACGCTCTATACGTTATATGAAACGTGATGGACTAATATATGGAAATGGTTTCTTAAAAACCTGTATTGTGAATGGCGAAATAGAATTTATTGTTCCAGATATTTTTACAGTATTTATTGATCCACTGGCTACATCTATTGAAGATGCTAGCTGTGTAATATTTGCAACACCTACTTATGTAGATGATATTGAAGAAAAATATGGAAAAAGGGTAAATCCTGAAGGGAAGATGAATGAATATCGGTCATTCATAAAGTCGGAAAAACAGTACGCTACCGATAAAGTACCTGAACTAGACACGCAAAGCTCTTTGGAGGAGGACGGAAACTCACAAGACTACAAAGGAGGTCAAGCTTTGTTAAAAGAGTGCTGGTACTATGAGGGGGGTGAACTTCGTCTCGCTACATTTTGTGGCAAAACACTCCTCCAAGACGAAAAATCCCCCTATAAGCATTTTCCTTTAGTGACATTTAAAAACTATCCTTCTGCACATTCTTTTTATGGTAAGGGAGAGCCGGAAGTCATCGAGTCTTTAGCAGTAGGTTCGAGTATTGCACTTAGTCAGGGTATGGATAATTTAATCTTACAAGGTAACCCTGTAGTGGTTATGAGTAAGTCTTTATCTAAAATCCCCGGAAATAGAATGACAGATAAACCTGGACAAGTATTATGGACAAATAACCCTAGTGAAAGAATAGATAGATTACCGGCTGGTAATATTTCAGCATCTACGTTGCCATTTGCTCAAAGTATGATTGAGTTTGCTGATATGGTATCTGGGGTTCACGAAATAAGTCGTGGAATTAATCCTACTGGTGTTGTTGCATCAAGAGCAATTCAACAGTTACAAGAAGCCAGCCAGCAGATAATTAGAGCTAAAGAGAAATCGATAGGTGCTGATGCAATCATAGATATTTATAAACAAACTTTATCACTGCTAGCTAAAAACTATGCTGAGACTATTTCAGTTAGAAGGTATTTAGAAGATGGTAGTGGTTATCAATTTGAGGATATACAACCATATGATCTTGATCCTGATATGGACTTTAAATATAAAGAAGGTAGTTCTATGCCTGAGTCACGTGTTGGAAGGTTTGATAGTGCTATTGATCTATTACAACTTGGACTATTAGATGAAGAAGGTTTTTGGCGTTGGACTCAAATGGATATTACCAAAGAAAAACTTGAGGAAATTGCTCAGGCACGTAAACAGCGTCAGGAAGCAGTTAAGCAGGAAGTAGAAACAATTTCACAATCTACAGATGAAGATGAGATTATGGATAGTTTACTTAGATATAGAGAGTTAACTGGAGGAGGTGCACAAGATGTCCAAGACCCAAACGCTTAGACAGTGGTGTGAAAAGAATGGATATCCGGGTGTCACAAAAGAATGTGTGATGAGTGCATTTCAATCAGATAATCCAGAAATACAAGAACTTGCAAAACGCAAAAAATTGGAAGGAATGACAGATGGCAATAGATGAACAAAATATGATAGATGATCCTGAGAAAAGAGAAAAACTTAAAAAAATGATTGAAGGATTAGATAGTAAAGGTATGGACAGGGCTATGGATGCCGTTATGAATTACGGTGGTGGAAGTACATATAAAATGTTTGGTGATACTGACCCTAAAGATATTGATTTTACTAAGGAATATAAAAGTGATGGTGCTACAACAGTTCCTAAAGCAAGCTTAGAAAAAGCAGGTGGAGGAGGTGGTGGAAAATCCAACGCTATTCAGTGGGCAAACTTGCTTATTGACTCTGCAAATAAAATGGGAGTAGAACCACCTGAAAAGTTTTGGTTTGATGGTGATGTATATAGTCTAAAAACATTTGAAGACCCTACATATCAAACTGAAAAGTATACAGTAGATATTCCAAATCCAAAATATGGATTATGGGAATCTCAATATCAAGCTGAACAAAAAAGATTGAAGGATTTAGCTAGTCAACCATCAGAGCCACAGGGAGAGTATACAGTTGAATATCTTGAATGGTTAAAAAGGATGGGTATTTCTGAAAGATTTTGGGGTGATAGAGAAATACAAACAGACTTTGAAAAAAGAACTGGTGGAAAAGCATTGAGTGGTGGTGGCAAAGTTCAATATAACCCTGTATATCTACGTTGGTTATCAGACAATAGAATTTTAGAGAGTGAAGCAGGAGATGCAAGACTTCAGGAAAAGTTTGAAAATGAATTTAGAAAAGAGAAAGCTGTATTAGGTGGGGCAGAAGTTGAATATACAAAGGACTTTATTGTTTGGGCTGATAAAATGGGTCTCAAGATTGCAGACCCAAGAGCACAGCAAGAATATGAGTTTAAAACTGGACAAAAAGCAACAGCCGAGCCACAAGTTCAATACACTAAAGATTACATAAAATGGCTTATTGGAAATGGTATCAAGGAAAGTGATGCTGCAAATAGAGATCATCAAGCAGCTTATGAAAAGAGAACTGGTCAGAGGGCTATTGTATCAGAACCATCAAAACCATCAAAGCCACAACCAACTATTGATGACTGGTTAAGAGATAATCCTGCTCCAAAGCAAACGATTCCATCTGAAAGAGAAAGACAGGTTCAAACTGGAACTGAATTTAAAATGTCAATAGATGGTGTAGGTACAAAAACATTTTAACAACAAATAACAAGACCAACTCAGGAAGGAGTGTCTAAATGAATAACGAATATAATAACATAGAAATAACAGCAGAAGAACACGAAGCGTTAGAAAATTTAAATGAGACCACAGAGTCTCCGGCTGATGATAACGTATCAGAACCCGTTGAAGAATCAGTTCAGACTGAAGAATCAGTTCAGGCTGAGGAAACAACAGAACCAACTCCAGAAGAACCTTCCAAGGAAGTAACTCT